TGCGTATCTCTGCGCCGCTTCTAGTTGCAATTTCGATTGCACGTTTGAGGCCATCATTAAACTCCAGATTCTCTATGAGGCAAACTATATTTGCGGCGTTGCCTCCTCTGCCACAGGTAAAACAGAAGTACAGATTGTCATAGGTGTTAATGGATGCAGACCTATGACTGTCATTGTGTAGTACACAACGCACCGATGCGTTACCTTCTCTTACTTCACCGCCAAAGAAGGCAATGATGGGTGTTATGGGGATTGCGTTTGCATCAACGGAACCTTTGTATTTGCGTGTTTTACCCAGCCTGGACCAGTCTTGTGCTGACATACACACCCCTTAACATTGCACTTCTCGTGCCAGTTTGCAGCACGCTTGAGATGACCTAGAGAGTTCTCCTCTCCAGCTTTACCGCAGTTGTCGCAGATCACGCTTGGTCCAGTTCAAACTCTTCGTCACCCTCAATTAAAAAAGGAGTGTGAGTTATGCCCCAAATTACTAAGTTGCGATTATTTAGTCTGTGACCAAGGCGTTGTGCTGTAATCCCAATAAATCTTTCAGCTCTAAATCTCAACATCTTCTACCTCTTCCGCAAGGATTGCTTCAGCAATCGCTTCATCGGCTGCTGTTGCAGGCTCTGTATCTTCTACAAAGATTTCGCTAGTGGTGATTACACCTTCTGGTACTGCCATTATTGTTTCTCCTTTAGCCATTGTGTTAAGTCTTGGACCACCCAAGCCTTCTCTATGCCAGCGTTGCGACGCTTAACTACAACATAATGCAGTGGCACTTCTCCGATACCACGAGCCTTAGCGTAGTTAAGCGCCTCAACTTCTGCTTGCCTCCAGAACTCCGGTAGGTCTAGCCTTGCGGTGTTCTTGAGTTCTAGTATGTAGGTGCTTCCCGAGACAACACATACTAAATCACCTTCGTCGTCCTTGCCTGCCAAGCGTAAGCGTTCAGCTAGCACACCAAGACTACGAAACCATTTCATTACATCTATCTCAAAGGCTGCACCCTTGGCCTTATTGTACTTCGGGTTGCTCATCTACGAGCACAACCTTATTAGTTTTGTAAACCATCTGACCTTCTTCATCCTTGACTATCTCAACCACACCGGATTGAATCAAAGCATTGAAGAAGTTAGCAAGATCAACCTTAAGGATAGCTACTTCTCTATCTAAATCACTCATTGTTCTATCTCATTTCCATACTCATCTACGATGTAGTCACCAGTATAACCTGCTCGTGCATCCCTTGCCAGCATTGCGCCAAAGGCGTTTCTATCTGATATCTGACAAGCACCATAGTTCACATTCAGGGATGTAAAGTCAGAGGCATCTGCCGTGTGTGGCCCAAACCTATTCTTTACTGCTGCAATGTTTAACTCTGCGTTCAACGGATCATAACCAAGGGTCAGTATCAGGGCCGGTAGTTGGCTCACCTTGCCGTGAATAGAACGACGGGCAGGTGGCTTAGTAGGACTGCCATACTCTGACTGTTCAGAGACGTGGTGCAGGACTAATACACAGGCTTCTGTCTTACGTGCCATATCGTGCAGTTCCATCATAATCGCACGTAAGCCTGCCCATTCATTATCAGTCTCTGCTGCCACGTTCATCAAGTTATCTATGATGATTAACTCTGGAGCAATTCCGTATAGCTCCACATACGCTCTGATTTCTAACTCGATATCATCGAGTGACGGACTAGAATCAAAGACCCACTTAATATGACCTAACTTACTAAGGTGGTGGTTGTAGTGATTATTGTCGGCAGATAAGTTCTGTTCAACGTTGACCTGATTGTGACCTGATAAGTGTGCTGCACTACGCATCATCACTGTAGTCGTATCAGTATCTGCTGAAAAGAATAACGCTGGCACACCAGCCTTAATTGCGTAGATAAGTGCAAACATAGACTTACCAGCGTTAGGTGCTGCAGCTACCATACAGACTTGTCCTCGCCGGAACTTGATCTGCTTGGCTGCTAAGCCAGTCCATACATCAGGTAAAGGCGTTGCCCTAGTGAGCACAGTTCCCCAGGCTCTATCTAGACTAAGCAACGTCTTCCTCCCTTAGTTTAATATTACGTTGTGCTCTGATAGAAGAACGTTCTCTTGGGGCTAACCCACCCCATATCCCGTGAACTTCTTTTTTTATGCCCCACTCTGCGCACTCAATTTTATGTGGACATAATCCACAAATAGATTTTGCGATGTGTGTATCTTCTGTGTAAGCAGATTTGTCTGATCTTTCTGAAAACCAAAAGTCACCGCCTACTGTTGCACAGCTTGGGCTCTCATAGAACCTCGGCTCGCGCATCGAGTCATCGAATCCAGATTGTGTCGCACTTCTCTGACTTCGGTAACTCCTTCGGACCGGCACACATAAAGCCCTGCCAAGGTCCCTTCTCACCCACACCTGAACGGAAGTTCATCTGTCCGTGACGGCACATCTTCACTGATGGGTCTGATGATGCTGCTACTGGTGTTGCAGTGAACTGCGCTTGGATGTTCTGTACTGCTGCTGCAGTTGACCCACCTGATAGTTCTACTGCTGTTGACTTAATCATTGTTGCAACCATTGCTAGGTCTGTAAGACCTGTCTCTAGTTCCTTAACATCTGCAGCATATAAATTGATAAGAGTTCCATCGCTTAACTTGTAATTGATTTGGAACTTTGTGTTCTCGTTTGCAGCCATTTACTTTCCTCCACTGTGTCTGATGTTGATTCTTACAGATTCATTACCTACCAATTTAGGAACAAACCCCAGAAGTTTCTCTACCTCTTTTGCATCAACTGTCTCACGACCTTTGATTGTTGTCCAACTGATTTCAACACCACTTTTAGTGATGCCTGTTGATCCTTCAAGTGAAGCCTTCAAAGAATCTTTCTCTTTCTCCAGCTCTTTTATCTTGCTATCTAACTGTATGTAATGCAGTGCGTGCTTGTCAACTTCTTCGTCCTCAATAACTACTTCACTCAGGACGATACTTTCTTTTTTTAAGCCAGTACAACCCATCTCACCGGATGCGTCATAGTACTGGCAGTAATCCTTACAGAAGGATTCATCCTTCTCCGGCTCTGGCAGTGTTGTAGATGCCTTGACTGCCGCTAGCCAAGTAAATGCTTCCAGTGCAACAGCCTCATCGTAAGGTTCTGTGTGTACCTTGACGTCCTTCTCGTTACCATCACGTGCTATTGCTACAAGGTTGACTGTCTTTACATCGTAGCCTTTCTTAGATAGAAGAAAACCATAGAGCTGCACCTGCCAGCGCTGCTGCTTTGATGGAAAGTAACCAAGGTTCTTTACCTTAGATGTTTTCCAGTCAATGACTGCGCCAGTACTTGGTACATATAAGTCAACGTGTGCTTTCATACCACCAAAGGAAACCTCGGTTTCTACCAAGTATTCTTTACCTGCAGGATCTAGTGCGCTAATAGCCTCTTCGATAGCTGTGTGTATAGCAGTACCCATAATGGCAGCCAACTTAGATTGGTTCTCATTAGTATGTGGCTGTGCGTTTAGTCTGTACCAGACCTTACGACGACAACCACCTATCTCTGATGGACCAACCTCTGTCTGTGTGCTTCTATCACGAGTAGCATCTTTGGCGTGCAGTACGTGAAGCAGTAATTCCTTTGGGTCTTCTATCGCCACTTGCGGTCATCTCTCCATTGCAGCCAGGTGTCAAAACCATATGCTGAAACAAAACCTAGTAGCAAACTAAATGCTCCTACTAAAATCAACTCTGTCATTTGTATACCCTTTCCTGTGCTATTACTTGAATTGGTGGGGATGTATTGATATCTAAGACGGATGCTATCTGCACTGCCTTCTCAGCTACCACACTTGCTGTTAGTAATTTATTATAGAACTTAGGTTCTAAAGAATACAAGTACCCAAGGGCATAATTCCCACCGGAGCCTGCCGCGAATAGCCCACGCTCACTGCCATTGAAGGATAGATCCCCGCCGATAGAAAAGATATGAGCATCGAAAGATATTAAGAAGCTGAAGTTCATCTCCTTGTTATCAATCTCGTAGTTGCCCTCCTTGAAGGATGCCGAGATACTCGGTATCACCTTGCTACCCATAAAGGTAGTTGGGTCTTCGCCACGATACAAGGGTGGCTTCCACGCATAGGCGAGAATATCACCTGGTCGTGAGTCACCAGTAAGGCCAAGTAGGTACTTACCCACCGAAATTATCTTGGGAGTTTCTACCGAGATAATGCGTTGGTCACCATCTGTAATCTGTGAGTCTGCCGCAAAGACAACGAAGTCTTTGCCCTGAATCCCTATTAACGTGGTTATGGCTTCATCTCCCATTTAGATAGATACTCAACTGATTTTAATAATATACCTATATTTTCCTTGGCATATCCAATAACAAAATTGCAGTTGTGACATAATAATCCTCTAACTTGACCAGTATTATGATTATGATCTACGTAAAAATACGCTCCGTTACCACCTGGTTTATCTACTTCACATATAGCACATTTATGTTCTTGCCCTTGTATTTTTTCATTATATTCTTCCAAGGTAATACCATAATTATATTTAAGGTGTTGACGTTTCTTAAGATCAGGATTTTGTTTATACCTTTTGCGTTGATATTCATTATGTTTCTGCCGAACTTCAACGCGTTGATAATATTCTCTATTAAGTTTAATACCGCAGCTTTTACATTCTTGGCGTAATCCATCTTTATATCTTTTATTTACATAAAAGTTTTCAACGAGAAGTTCTTGGGTACACACCTTGCACGTCTTAGTCATACTCGTCATCATATCACGGCGTGTCGTAAGACACATTACTAAGGTGGGTATGTGTATACTACGAGCCGTGAGGCGAGTTAAACAGACAGAGCGCCCTTTGAGGGCGCAGCAGACAGGCGGTACAGTACTGACCGTCCAGCTCCGTCTACCAACCCTGCCAAGAATGCGCCACAGAAACCCTATGAGAGGGTTACCACAGGTCACAGGAACCGATTTGCGGGGCTTAGGACCCATCCACGTATGTCCTTGTGGGTCACAGGTATTCAACGTCGCAGCGTCCTTTGAGGACTACGAGCTAGTTTGGTATGCACTAGATGCTACCTGTTTCTCTTGTGGAAATTTAGTAGTGGTTCCTTGTCCCCCAGATCGTGATGAAGCACAGCCTTTCGGAGATTGACGAGCAGGCCAGGACTGGTATCTGTTCAGTCTGTGGCCCTACTAAAATCAAGATGAGGAACTCTAAACGGGTTAGCCTCAAGGGTAAATACAAGTGCAAGGCAGTCTATCAAAAAGCCTACGACAAACTTATCTCTCCATACGCAGTCCACAAGAAGGACTACTGCCAGCAATGCGGGTTCAACCCAGTACATACCAGCCAGCTTGATGTGGACCACATAGACGGTGACAGGTGGAACAATGACCTATCCAACCTACAGACCCTCTGTGCTAACTGCCACCGCTTGAAGACCCATCTAAACGGTGACGCAAACTCTGGCATATTTTAGGCACAAAAAAAGGGGGCGGCCCCGAAGGACCGCCCACCTGTTTGCCTCGCGCTTATGGGTTACTTAGACCCACGACCAAACTCTGTAGCGTTTGTGTCAATCGCCTTAAGCAATGGACCTGCGATAGCAGCAATTCCTGCTGATGCTAGAGCCTTTGGATCTGTGACTCCTGCAAGATAGAGTGCAATTACAGATGCAATCGCAGCGCGAAGATACGTACAAGCAATAGCTTCTAATTTCTTCTTGTTCATTTGTTCTCCTTTTTCTTAGGTAAAGGTTTAGGAAGGTTAGCCTTTACCTTATTGATTACCTTTGGTCTACCTAGCCAGGTAAACCAAGGTGAGGTGTCATCACCACATCCTTCTTTGATAGAGATATGGAGATGCTTGTTGTGCTGGTTGGGACCTGTGTACTTCTTGTCGCCCTTTTCCTTAGACCAGATATGGCCCTTAAAAATTAAATACTTAACGCGGCTATCGTCCTGCAACTTAATATATAAATCAGCGCAGTCAATTCCATTAACAGGATCGTGAGTAAGATCTACTGCAAAGCCTGAGTTATGGTCAGAGTTCGGGTTCTGATGGACGTGGGCTGCCGATGGCAGTAGGCCATCACTTGCCTTCTTGCGCTTAGGAAAGTGCGCTGTTGCTTGGCGCAGTACTGCAATAGCTGCAGGTGTTGCTCTCTTTGCTAGGGCAATCATTGTCTCTCCGCTATCAGTTTGTATAGGTCGTCAATACGGTCCTCAAGTCTTTTAACGGAGTCCTTGATTGAGCTGCCCCCGTTCGGTTTAAGTTCATTGAGGTAGTGCTTGACCATCCATTTCACGGCGCCGACAAAGCCACCAAAGATTGTCATTACTGCAACTGCTATTGTTGCATAGTCTTTCAGTTCCATTAGACCGTCCTAATTGTTACGAGTAATGTGCCGCCAAACCCAGTAAACCTTTTGTCTTCTGGAGTCTTATTCATAAAGTCCATCTCTTCGATGATACCAAGGTATGACTCGCCTGTTCTTAAATCCTGAACGCGGATAGTATCGCCAGCATTTTCAACTGCTTCTAGTTGTGACATACGTTCGTATGCGGATCCTTCATAGCCAATCTCATTACCAAACTTGTCGCTCTCGTGGTCATAGCAGAAGACCGGATACTGAATCAGGCGCTGACGTGGTACTGCAGGCAAGGACTTCAACTGGTAGCCAGTAAAGAGTGGCCCCTTGGTGACATCAGATGTTGAACGGCTCAAGGTAAATCTAAAGCCTAGATATTCCTGCGCTGTCGTTGGATAGCTCACGTTAATCTCAGGCACAGTCTCACCTTGTGAGAAGGTACCGATACGGTACTCGGTATCTACTGAGTCAATAGAATCAATGTTGATGCCACCATTGGTAGTATCAATACGAGCTTGCATCAGTTTGTAAATCTTAGTCTCAAGTGTGTTGTAACGGATGTAACCGGTACGCAGGTAGCCAGATGCTACTAGGCTGGTAGTAGATTCAGCCCATACGTTATTACCATTAGTAAATGCTGCTCTGTCTGAGTTACCAAAGAAGGCTACCTGTGATGCGGTAGTGGTAGTGCCTGCAGCAATTAGGTCCCACGCCCAAGGGAAGAACAGGCTATTTCCTATAACAGTAGTAGACAGGTCAACACGGACTAGCCCTGCTTCTCCATCTACCTTAGTTGCAATATAGGCATAGCTATCTCTGAAAGCAATAGAGTTACAGGCGGCATCTCTAAAGAGAAGCGGCCCATACTGGATATTGCCAGTGGTATCTGAGATACCTACTCTAAATCCTAGGCTTGTAGCAAGGACTGCGTAGGTTCCAAGGTATACATCAAAGTCATTGATGCGCTCACCATTAGGCATATCAATAATGACAGTAGGTGTTTCTAGCGTTGGGAAGCCTAAAGAGTTTGGAGTTGTAGGGTCTAAGATAATCTTAAAGACAGATGATGAAGTTCCATTTGGATCATAGCCTGAGATATAGATAGCCTGCGGTCCTTCTGCAATGCTTGACCATACCCACGATGCGTTAGGATGGGTATACAAGGCAGTAGGTAGTGCGGTTGATGCACTAGCATTTGGATTTAATTCATAGATAGTAGGACCGATAGCAGCGATAAGGCGCTGCTTGACATAGCGGATAGTGGCACGAGTAGTACTAGCCGCTAGGTAAATCTCGGTATCACTTGTTGACCCAGAGATGTTACCTCGGTGGACTGTTGACCCGTTGACAAAGAAGTACTGTGTTCCGTTAGTGGTAAGGCTGTAGATAGTAGATGCTGTACCAGTTTGTGTATAGGTAGTTGCAGTACCAGCACTGGTAATCTTCTTAAGGGCTGTTCCATCTGTTACCAAGATGCAGTCATTGGTGCCATCGTTGACACCAATTAACTGAGCAGCGGCAGCGCCGGAATAGAAGCTGGCTGTGTCATTAAGCAGGGTAGCCTGGCCTCTAGTCCAGACATCTATACCTTTAGATTCTGTATACTGAAAGCGCAGTGACTCTTCTTGGATAGGCTCAAAATACTTAATCCCCGCCCCAAAGTGGAACGAGGATTGACTTCTAACCCACCAACCGGTGAGCGTCTGCTCACCAGGCTCACGCGTCTGGTCAATCTGTTGCTTACGATACTGGGCAGTTACACGACGATAAGGTTGCTCATCGGATGCTGCAAGAAAGAAGGGCAGCGCTGAGAATGCTACATCATAAGCAGGTCCGGTAGGAGTGTAGGTAGTAGATCCCGCAGGGTTAGAAAGGACATAGGGAATTCCCTCGGTTATGTCGTCCCCAAATGGTGGCATTACTTCTCCTTATATTGTTTACGGAATTGCTTATCGCATTCAAGGCACATTCCCTTGATGACAGCGTATTTAGTACAGTCTACAATCGCACACTTGTACAAGATGGCTACTTGCTAAGCGCTGATATCTCTTCTGCTGTTAGGCCAAGGGCAGATAGCTTGGCCTGTGCTGATGCCTTAGCATCCGCTGCTGCCTGTGCTGCTGCATCTTCTTCTGCGCGACGTGCCTCTGCTGCTGCAGCATCTGCTTCCATCTGTGCTACTTCAGCGTCGGTAAGTTCGATGATGCTTTCGATTCCTGTTGAGCAGTCAATCTCAATGCGGGTAGGACGGGTCATATTGTTTCTCCTTAGATAGATTGGTTAAGAGGACTTTACTCCATATAGGTAGGCGGTTGAGTATTGGACGAAATTACTGGAAGTTGGAGCAATAGTGACTGTAGAAATTGCACTATTACTAGAAAAAAGTCCAGCCGTTAAATATGATTGTGCTGCTGTAGCATTGTTTTCGTTAACTACGTCGTGAGATATTGCTTTATATCTAGATGTGGAAGCATAATTAGGTATGTAATATTCACCATTTGAAAATGTATTTGCTGTATCGCCACTTTGAGTTGCAAGTGAATAAATAGTACTAACAGCACTCGCACCTCCTGCTGCGCTTCCTGTTCCATAAATATACACAGAAGAGACGTTGGCAGAACTACCATTAAATGTTAAAGTAGTATCTATACTCGTATTATCTTTTCTCACACTAAATTTTACACATAAGTCTGTAAAAGTGGCAGGTATGCTAGTAAAAGAAATACTTGCAACCGAACCAGTAGCAGTGTAAGAAGAAATAAGTTCAAATGTATTAGCCATTATGCCGCCGCAATTCCGTATAGAGTAAAGGTTGATCCAACTGCAAAACTTCCACTTGAAGTTGATAATGTAATTGCATTTATGGCAGAAGCACTTCTCCATAACCCAACACGAGCATATACTCTTGAATATCTGTTATCATTACTGCGTATCAATACAGTTTTGTAAGTTGTTGCATTTGAATAATTCATAATATTAGCAATAGACATATTATTGCCCAGCGTAGTACTAGAATCTCTCAGTGTAATTTGATTAACACTTGATTCTTGTTGACTGTTTGCACCTGAACCACCTGTCCAAATTTCCGTTCCACTATAGTTGGTAGTAGCATCACTGTTAAATCGCATATAAACTTCACCAGAAGATGTTGTTTGTACAACAACAACAATATCCGTATAACTTGATGAAATAGAACTGAATGTATAAGTGCTTGCAGTGCTGCCTAGTGTAGTAGTTGCTATTGGAGAATACGTGCTGCCCGCAGCCATCAGATGCCTACCTTTACTGTTCTATTCATACAGGTAGCACAACCTCTGCGCTTACCATTTGCATATACGTATATATTGTTTTCCAATTTATGTCCGTTCTTGCAGTGAGTTCTAAACTTTAATACCCGAACTGTTTTTGCATTATTCTCTGGTGCTGTAACTAGTTGTAAGTGTTCAGGGTTTACGCACCTGCGGTGTTCACAAGCATTGCCACCGTCACAGATATTAGGATCGTGGCATAGGTGGTCAATAACCATTCCTTCTGGAATGTTACCGTTGTAGTGCATCCAAGATAGGCGGTGGATAGGAGTTGTCTTAGAGACAGGCCAACCAAACTTAGTAATGGAATAACCTTTATCGTTTGGTTTTGATGGGTGATGCCAACAACCATTAGGCTGCTTAACAAAACGGTCAACAATTCTTTCAAGCTGAGTTGATCCGGCTGCCATTACGCTACCGCCTTTCTAAAGTTAGTTGTCATTCTATTTTATCCCGTATAGTGCGAATTTTGATGCAGTTGACCAATTCAAATAAGCATCAGGCAAAGTTATTGAAGTGATTGCTGACGTGCTTTGCCACGAACCAGAGGTAAAATTAACCTGTCCACTGCCATTTGCATCATATCCTTCTAAAGTTCTAAAAGTTTTATATTTATTAGTATTTTGATAATCCAAAATATCAATGATAATTGCACCGACTGTATTTGAAACATTGGTGGTTGGGTAATCTCCGGCAAACATATTATCTCTGGATCCGCTGCCAGATGCAGTCACACTGCTACCATTTGCGCGGATTGTGTGCATTGAATAATTATTACCTGAATCTCCGTTGCATCGAATTGGATACATATAAGAAGTTGACGCACCTGTGTAAGTGGATTGTACTACCATTCTTATTTGTAAATGCTTATATGTTGATGGAATAGAACTAAAAGTAATAGTGCTACTTGAGCCTGTTCCATTAAAAGTAGCAATAGACTCGTAAGAGTTAGTATTTGCTTTGCTGCCGCTGATTGAACTAGCCATAATTCCTAGCATTGGAGTCATTAGGCAAGGTCCCCAATCACGGTAAATGTATTTGCAGCAGTGCAGACAACTGTGGCTGCAGAGAACTGCGCCCGTAGTTTAGGAGCTGCAGATGTTGCACCGGTTGAGGTAATAGTAACTCCAGCACCTGCTGCAAAGGTTACTTGACCTGCGCCAATTTGCTGCAAGTTAATAACATCTCCTGCGGTAAATATGCTAGGTGGAACTGTTAAGGTAATAGCTGCTGCATTAGAACAGGTTACTAATTTGTAAGAAGCATCTGCAGCGACTAAAGTGTAAGTAGTTCCAGTTTGTGCATTAAGAGTAAGTCTCTGTGTTGGAGTTGTAATAGTCGGGCTAGTCAAAGTCTTGTTAGTCAGCGTATCGGTAGTTGCCTTACCTACCAAGGTATCGGTTGCAGCAGGTAGCGTCAGCGTTGTAGTGCCAGCGATTGCAGTTGCCTGCACTGTGGTAGTTCCAGAGGTTGATCCGCTAAAGCCAAAGGATGCTACCGGTGAGGCGTTGTTACGGAAGAAGATTAAGTCAGATGATGTCAGTACGTGCTTAACGGATGCACCGGCAGTATGTGATAGACCAGATACTCCAGCAGTTCCTGTACCAGCTTGACCACGACTGATGGTTAGTGTGTCACCAGATACCTGCGTGACGAATACAATTTCTTCGTTGACTGTATCTGCGTCCAGTGCAACAGTGAAGATATCTACGTTGCCACCAGCTAAGGTGATACCACCCATTAGTGTAGTAGCAGTACCGGTTGCCACTGTTATAGTAGTAGCAGTTGTATTGACGCTACTAGCAAGCGTTGTCTCAACGCTAATAGAAGAATACTGTCTAGTCATTTATCTGCCTTACTTTGTGTAGTGGATACGGATTGGGTATTTGTCTTGGAGCTTGAGTGCTTCTTCATTAAGTCTCTGTTGATACAGAGCAAAGATGTAACGAGATGATGCAACGCCTGCTGTGCTTGGAATCTTGGTATCGTTTAAGTCTGCCTCTGCAGAACTTAGGTTGATACGACCAGCATCCACATAGGAGAGCAACTTGTAGCAAGCGCCAAGGATTACTACTTCAACTGCTGAAGCAGGTAGCCCTGTTACGTCAGCAAAGTCATCTGTATTGTTATCCAACGTGTTAGGAGTAGTTGTGTAGTACACCTGTACTGTTCTACCAGGCTGGATATTCTCGTAGATGTTTACTGTGTTTGTTGTATTAAATGCTGAAATGTTTGCCATTGGGTCTGCACGCCAACGGTTGATAGGTAGCCATTCAAGGCTTGATCCTGTTGTTTGCCAAGACATATAGAGGATTGACTCTAGGTCATCTGGTAGTGCATAGGTTGTCTGGCTTGCGTTAAAAGTAAAGGTAGTTGAGGCTACAGCCCAGAGTTTAGGAAAGAGGCTATTGATTACATCATTGATAGCCTTCTTAATCATTACTCGTGGAAAGGTTGGAGTAAGAGTTATCTGTGCATACTGTGCGTGTGGTGAGGCTGGTGTGTTCTGATAGCCACGACCAAAGCCTGGAGCTGCATTAAGTGTGCTGCTTGCTTGAGCAAAGTTGTCAATCCAGATAAGTTCATCATCAATTTCAATGATACCTTTAGCCAGGTTAGAACTTGAACCAATTACCATAGCGGTAGCAGTAGATGATATAGCAGCATTGAGATAAGTGATTCTATCTTGGCGCAGGGTGTAGCCTGCTAAAGATGAGCGAACCTCATCTACCATATCGCTAAATGTAGGCATTATTTCCTTTCATACCAGCCATCTCCCCATAGAGTTAGCAGTCTTGCAAAGTATTGTTCGTATTGTGGTGCAATAGCATCTAGTGAATACAACGCTACGGCTCTCTTATGTATTGCAACTGGGTCCAGATTCTTTACCCACTCTGTTGCTACCGCAAACTCCATTGCATTTCTGCACCGGTATCCGGTAACACCTTGTGGGTTAGTCTCTGTAAAGGCTCCCCAGTCTGTAGTAATCGTTGGAGTACCACAGGCTTGTGCTTCGATAACTACGTTACCAAAAGGTTCTATGTATAGCGTTGGTGCAAATAGGGCAATAGCACCACCCATTAACTTTGCACGTTCTTCTGGACCTACTGGTCCAACCCATTCACCATATTCAATCTTTGGGTTATTGCCAGGTCCTGCCATAATTAGCTTTAGCCCTAGTTCTTTACAAACGTGTTGTGCAATGATGATGCCCTTGCGGTCTACCATACGACCTACGTAGAGGTAGTAATCTTCTTTCTTCTCCTGTAATGGGAACATCTCTGGTTCTAAGTAACCAGGTATTACCGCATCGTAGAAGTTGCCATCTACTAGAGTCGGATCTTTATACATCGCATAGATGCTGTGCATCCAGGCGTAAGACTCAAAGACTCTGTACTTACTAAATACTCCGCCGTAGCCCACACCAAACTCTACGCTCATATACTCTGGGTAAGCATCTGCGATAGGCTTTTGTGAAGCACCACCGATAAGACAGATAAAGTCTTTATGCTGTAGGCGCTTACCTAGTTCTTTGATTGCAGTATTGTTAAATATCTGCCAGTGCGGTAAAGTATTATCAAATGCAGCTTCGGTGTAGTGCTTACCGTCTAGCGCTTCGTCTTGCTGCTCTTTAGTAATACAGGTGATTAACTCATCAACCGGTGCTTCATTATCTTCACCGGCATAAAGGTAGACCGTATGGCCTAGACTTTTCATCATTATGCAAAAGCGTCTGACCTTTTCAGTATAGGCGCAGTTGACATAATCTTTAGTTGTCTGCGTGTGAGGCAGGCTTATTACGTGGAATCTCATACCACAAGTCTACGCTAAATCTCCAAAAACAATCCAAGAGTTGGCGGCGAGTTTCTTACAAGTTGCACCAGAGTTGACTACTCTGAGCTTCGGGGTAGCACTGGTGGCTCCCGTTGAAATAACAGTCGTAGTTCCAGGGGTTACCGCACCAATGGTTGGCTGGCCTGCGCCTGTAATCCAGAAGACGTTAATCTCTGTGCCTACCGCAAAGTTAAAGGTAGCATCTGTAGGAATATTAAACTGCTGAGTAGCAGCATTATTCATTGAGAATAACTGGCCTTCATCACCGGATGCAAAGGTATATGCAGCAGTCTTGGCTGTATAAGTTGATGAAATCTTAGGGCTAGATATTACTGGTGTTGCGATAGTTGGGCTAGTACCAAAGACCAATGATCCCGTACCAGTCTCATCAGTTACTGCAGATATAAGGTTTGCAGATGATGGAGTAGCAAGGAATGTAGCAACGCCAGTACCTAGACCAGAGATACCGGTAGATACAGGAAGTCCAGTTGCGTTAGTTAATACACCAGACGCTGGAGTTCCTAAAGCGGGTGTTACCAAAGCAGGGCTAGTTGCAAAGACCAAAGCACCAGTGCCTGTCTCATCGGAGATAACACCTGCTAATTGAGCAGAAGTAGTAGCAGCAAATTGTGATAATGGACTAGCAGTTAGACCAACACCTGTAGTTGGGTGGACGTGATCATCCTTAGATGCTGTAGTTCCTACACCTGCTGCTGCTGTACCTAACGCTTGCGGAGTAGCTGCTGAAAGGCTTGGTTGTGGTCCTGTTGCACCAGTAGGACCAGTTGCACCAGTAGCACCTGCTGGACCTGTGGCACCAGTTGGGCCAGCAACGGTACTTGCAGCACCAGTTGCACCTGTTGGTCCTGTAGGACCAGTTGCACCAGTTGGTCCAACTAGGTTGACACCAGTAGGCCATACACCTGCTGCCTTTGGTCCAAAAATTTTATTAGTTGCTGTGTTGATATAGAAATCGCCATTGACGCCTTGTGTTGTTGGGTCTACTGCACCATTAAGAACGGTATAGCCAGCAGTACCAGTAACACCAGTTGCGCCAGTGACACCAGTAGGACCTGTAGGTCCTGTGGCCCCTGCAGGGCCTGTAGGACCCGTAGGACCAGCAACTGTGCTAGCAGTACCAGTTGCACCAGTAGGTCCTGTAGGGCCTGTAGCACCTGTTACACCAGTAGCACCAGATGCACCAGTTGGACCAGTAGCGCCGGTAGCACCATTAGGACCAGTTGGGCCTGTGGCACCTACTGCACCTTGTGGACCTTGCTGTGCTGAGAATACTAAGGATTGGTTAGGAGTAATGGATTCGATAACTACAAAAGTTGTCACAGTGTTACAGCCCCCGTTACGATAAATAAGCCTTCAAGATATCTGGTGATAGTTGCTCCGCTATTGAGTACTAGATCGTATGAGTAACGACCAGGAGTAATTTCCTCTGTAAGAGCTGCAGAAATTGTAACTGTCACAGTGCCGGTAGCACCAGTAATAACCATACGACCATTAGTAGTAGTGGCAGTTATGGTTGTAGTGCTAGAGCCCACGAATGGGCGCACTGTCATAGTTCCGGTATAACCAGTAAGGTTGATAGGAACTGCATCATTGTTGATTGAGAACTGAAAGTTAAATGTGGTTGCTTGCTCGCAGATTAAATTAAATTTAGCGCTCAAGATGAGATTCCTCTGAGAGCCTGCGCTGCAGGTAGTTGAGAAGTACCAGCGAGAGCGTTGCATATGCCAGCAAGGTCAAGACGATTGGCAGCAGTCGTTCCTTTAATCGCATTGAGTACTCCCACTGTGTCTGTTAAATTTGTTGATACTGATTTGAGAACTGCCCATTGACGGGTGGCAAGTGCTCTGCCTACCATTGCCCCTGGTGCTCGATAGGTGCCACCATTAGCCAAACGGTTAAGTTCATCTAATAAAGTTGTTCCTGCTACTCCTAGTGCCACCTATATCTCCTATCTAAATGCTGCTGTTTTCTTAGCTATGTTCTTTGGTTGCTTTACATTCTGCTTGCCCTTGGCATTACCTTTGGCCTTAGCCACATTGGTTGCACGCTTTTCTGCTGGAGACAATGCGTTCCAAGCTGCGGCAGGTAGATAACGCTTCTTGCCCTTTGATGGCTTGCCATCAGAGGTCTTCCATTTCTGGTCGCCCCAATTTTTTAATGACTGCTGTGATTTAGCAAGTGCCATTACTTGTAACCTCCGCCTGCCTTCTTGTACTGGACAGCAAGCAGTTGTGCCTTACGAGCAGACCATTCACCAGGATCGCCGCCTTTAGTGCCAGCTTTAATCTTCTTAAATAGTGCCGCACGCATACCAGGCTTGGTGTAATTACCTGCCTGATTTACTTTTGACTTTGCTGCTTTCTTTTTCATTTGCAACTACAATCCCAAGCACGAAGTGACTTGTTTATTCTTGAGTTCGGATCTTTAGCTGTCTTGCTAGAAGTGTTCTTGGCCTTCATCCCACACATACGACCACAGAAAGACTTGCGCCTTGCTGCAGACTTAGGCGACTTAGCCGCCTCAGCCTTCTTAACGGGAGGCTTGAGGTTCATCCCCTGCGCTTTAGCAGAGGCACGACCTTTTGCATTAAGGCCACCCTTTGGGTTTTTACCCTCTGCTCTTTGCCACGCTGGAGACTTTGCCATTTACTTCTTCTTACCCATTTTCTTGTTAGACATCTTTGCTGAAGATAGTGCAATAGCAACTGCTTGCTTCTTGCTCTTTACGATTGGTCCCTTGCTAGAGCCAGAGTTCAGCGTTCCCGCCTTGAACTCCTTCATTACCTTAGCAACCTTTGCCTTCTTAGCTGCCTTGTTCATTACTTTTTCTTACCCATCTTCTTCATACCGGAAACTTTCTTCAGGTTTGGGTTAGCCTTAATTGCTTTTGGTCCAGCCTTACGAGCACCTGCTGCAAGGATAGCGCCAGCACGTTCCATACCAACGCCTTGCTTTGCGGCAATCTTCTTCTGAACTGCCTTAAATCCTGGGTGTGCTTTACCTTTTTTCATTAGCACTTACACGCTTTCTTTGACTTACCACACTTCTTGCACATTCCTGCCATTGGCTTCTTCTTCATTTTGCTGCCTTTCCCATTGCTCCGGTTTGTATGGAGTCATAAGACGAATACTTAGTATTATTTGGATACTGCTTATCTGATGATGGATAAGGAAGGATAGATTCCTCCATACTCATATCATTCATCATTGAATTATCTGATGTGTTCATTATTAACTACCTTTCTTCATAGCGGAGTTCTTCATCATCTTGCCATTAGCCATCTTGTGCATACCTGTCTTGGCTTCCATCTTCTTCTTGGCAGGAGATTCTTTCTTTTCGTGCTTCATCTTGGCTGCCTTGCTCTTGTAAACTTCTTTCATTACTACTCCTTAGTTTTTGAAGGTCATTGCAATCCCATCGAAAGCCTTACCAGCCTCGTTGGAAAGTTTAACTGCGGCATCTATATCTTTGCTCTTGGTAGAACGGGGTTCAATACCTTGACGTGTTGCATCATAATAAGACTGTAGTTCTTTATCGTGCTGCTTAGCAGTAGGCAATCCTCTATGGTTTGCCACTCCTACGCTGAGTTCTAACTCGCCTATCTTGCAGCCAAAGCATCCTTCTACATACTCAGGATGTGCTTGTATTCTATGTAAACTCATACTATCGGTGTCACATAATCGCCGTAGCCAGCGTTAATAAGGACCTGTGCTTGTCCATCACTAATCTCATACTCGTGTCCACCAAGGAAGTAATAACTAGCTGCTGCCAGATCATCTTGGCTAGGAGTTAATGTCAGAGTAACTGTAGTTCCATTGACAATCATTGTCTGACCACGTGCTACATCTGTAAGGCTGATTGGGATAGCACCATCAATAGTTCCACCGTTAAAGCGGCGACCAGCAAGGCGTGAGTACTCGGTGTATACACCAGTGCCTGCGCCCCAGGTCTGCCACTGGTACGGTGTTACTAGCGTGTATGCCATATCTAACCTTTCCTAAGTAGCAGAGGTGGGTTTGACCCCACCCCTGCCGTTGCACTTTTTGGAATTATCCGTTTGTTGCTGCAGACTCAATGCGATAGAGCGCTGCTTCACGAAGGCGTGCAAAGCCTCCGAAGTAGTACCAACCGATTGTGCGGAAACGACGGAGTGCATCAATCTCTGGACCGATAACGGTTGAGATGTCTGCAGCCTGTGCTTCAGCCAATGCTTCACGACCTGCGACGATTGCGCGGTAGTTGTTGGTGAATGTAACAGTACCTGTATCAGCAACTGATGTGATGTTAGATGCTGTAAGTGAATAGGTAAATGTTGTTGTAGATGGTGTTGAGGCGATTGTGTATGTGCCGTTAACACCTGTGTTAGTTGTAGCAGCAACTGTTACAACCTGACCTGTTCCGAGACCGTGAGCAACTGCTGTAGTAATTGTTACTACGTTAGATGTCAAAGCAACGTTGGTGATAGTTGTGCTTGTAGTGATACCTGTTGAGAGCTTTAGGCCGTTAAGGACACGTGGTGTCTCAACGATGAAAGCGCCTTCAATAACTCCTACTGCACCAGCAACGAACGGTGTACGCTCTACGTACTTTGTTAGCTCCTGGAATCCGCCTGTACCAGTCTCAGCGCGAAGGTCTGCTGACTGACGTGGGTGGAGGTATGCTGCGTAGAGTTCACCCATACGAGGCAGCGCCTTGTTTGTGCGTAGTGAAACAACAGCGTTGCGGATATCCGCTACTGTCATTGTATCTACTGGGAGAACTGCAGATGATGCAGTTGGAGTAGTACCTGATGGACCGTTTGAGTAGATTACGTTAGTTCCTGCTGAGAGGACCTGACCTACTACGTTGTCAATCGAGTCTGCTGCGTTGTACGCGATGATGTCAGCAAGAGCTGAATCAACGTCGTTGAAAGAAGTTAGGTTTAGCTTCTTTGTTGTTGTAACTGCTGAACCGTATTCGTTCAGTGTTACTGTAACCTGTGAAGGGTTACCTAGTGCGATGCTTGAAACATCTGAAGATTCTGTCAATGTAGATGTAGCTTGTGCTAAATCTGAGTAGATTGAGAATACAACTGATGATCCTGGCATTGCCTGTTGTACTGGCTTAACATCTGCAAGTGAGCGCATAACAGGAATGGAGCGAAGCGCCATTCTTACATACTGGTCGTATGCTGCTTGTACTAGATTGCTGATGCTAGACGTAGTAGTGGGGGTACCTGTTGGAATTGCCATTTAGGTCTAGCCTTTCTTGTTTAGGATCGAATTAGAGTCCAGACAATCTAATGACTTCATCCAACTCTTCGCGGCTATTTGCGTTCATAAGTTTTTGCATAATGTCTGCATTGTGTTCTGGCGCTGAGCCGGAATCTGCAGTATTAGTCATTCTCTTATACGCTGCCGCTTGTGCTGGATCTACATTAGGTGATGCCTGGGTTTGGCTAGACTCGAAGCCGAATACATCGGCGTAGTCGTCTAACCATTTAGACAAAGACTCTTCAGTTGGGTCAATGTCCTGCGGAATAAATGAAGCAATTTTGCTATTTACCCCGCGAGTTGCGAGGACATCCTTAATTGCTCGTTCGCGCTGGCCTTTGCTTAGGTTTTCAAACTGAGAGCGAAGCTCCTGCAGTTCTTTATCCTTTTGCTTTGCAGCCTTGCGTAGTTGCTTTACAAGGTCATTAGACTGTGGAGATTCCGTCGTGAAATCGTCGTCGTCATCCTCGTACTCGTAATTGGACATAGTCCATCTCCCTATCATTAGTTGATTTCGCTAGCCTCATACTCGAATGGGGATTCGGTATGGCTCTAACTCCTGGTAATTGTTGTCGCTCCACTAGGCCAGTCGTTCTAGTGGCAGGTCTGTTTAGTATCCGCCTGCGCGGTCACGTGCTAGTGCTCCGCTAGTGATTCCGGTCTGACCACTAAAAGCAGCCTTCTCAAGTCCGGTAATCTTTTTGCGTTGTCTCTCTGCTTCAGTTTGTCCTGAAAGTTTGAATACTTCTTCTTCTGCTGTTGCCTGTGTATAAGGGTTCTCGCCATAGATTGAAGCAAGTTCTGAGCCACGTTGTAAGCCGCTACCAATAGCGCTGTAGCCCTGTGTTGCTTGTGCTTTATCAACACCATAACCAGCAAGTTGCATTGCACGTGCTTCTGAAGTAGTAAGTATTGGCTTGCCTGCAGCATTCTTAGGAATCATTGCAGCGCCACCAATTTCAGCAGCAGTTACCTTGCGCTTAATATCTTCAAGTCCCTTTGTTGGATCAAGTGTATAAGCTAAGATATCGCCATTAGTAATATCAGGATAGAACTGCTTGAGTGCTGCAGATACTTCTGGGTTAGCGTTAATAACACGCTTCTGTGCTGTACCAATTCGGTCTTCAAGTTCTAGTGCAGATACATCTCCAGCAATAAACTTCTCAAAACCTACCTGCCTGCCTGTGCCATCTTTAGTATAATAAGATGCTGGTAGTCCATAATTACGCATAATCTCTTGGTACTGGTCTTCTAATCCAATATACTCTGCAGGACTTAGCGCTCTTAGTCCGGCTTTGATTCGATTTTCATTTGCTGCAAAACGGTCTTTATATGATTTTGTATTCTTTAGTTCAAGAGCAAATTGTGATGGGGATACATCAGATTGAAGAAGGTACTTAACATCTTCTACCAAGCCACCTAGTCCATAAGCGCTAAATTCATTAAAAAGAATATCGTAAGCAGACTGACGATCACGAAGATCGGCTGCAGTTTGTGCATCTTTTTGTTGCTGCAAAAGCAACGCTTTAGCTGCATCTGCAGCATTTACTGGTGGTACAACAACTGGTGTTACGCCAAACCTTTTAGCAGTAGCGGCTTCATCAATAATAATTTGACCAGTTCTTGAGTCAACCTTTTGACCTGTCTGTGCAGCAATTTCTGCTACTTGTTTTTTAAGGTCAGCTAATTCTGCTGCATCTTGGGCAGCAGTAGTTCTTTTTGGCACAGGAATAGGTGTCATCGGTTTTCCACCGCCACCTGCCTGTCCTGCACCACCAAGACCGCCATAATTAGGTGCTATAGCCATCATTTACCCCATAAATCCAAAGTCGCGTAGCACGGTTTTAGCAACATCAGATGCTTCAGAACGTGCATTATTGGTATATTGCCAACGATTATCTTTTCTAATTTGACGTTGGAAATCATAGATAGGCATTTCTTTATCCCCTTGAATTGCACTTCTTAATAGAGGATCGCTAAGGCTAATTGAATCTGGGTTAACCTCAAGCAATGAAGCCATAGTGTTTCTGTATGGCGCATAGACGGCATCAAGGTCCAAGCCCTGGTCAAGCAGTTTACTTACCTTATCTGGTAAACCAATCTTTGCAGTCTGGCGAATAATCTGCTTAAATACTTCAGGGTCTTCGCCGTTCTCAATTCTTTTAGTCCAGATAGGTAACTGACTTGCAAAGGTTTTATCCAAATCAAGGCCATTAGCAACTGCTGTTTTAACTAGGTCTGCCTTGCCAACATCTCGTAGACCCTGCTTACGCTGATCGTATTCAGGATTCTTCTTGATAATATCTGAAAGAAACTGTACTTCATCTAAGTTACCGGTTGTATCTGCAACTCTTACTCCATCAATCATTGTATACTTGGTGGTAGTAATAGCCTTTGACTGTGCTTTCTTAAGGCTAGCCATTAACTTTGTTAACTCTTCTGGAGTTGCTTCACGTCCGAGAATACTTTTAGAAACAGCATTGATAGTAGAGATAGCTTCTGTTGGTGTGTATACAGTTCTAGTTCCAGTAGGAATAGGTAACTTGGTTCCGCCTGCACCGACTACTGGTACTGCTAAACCTCTATTGGCAATTTCTTCGAAGAAAGCATTTCTATCTACTACATTTCCGCTTTCAGTTTCAACTTGTTTTATTTCAGCATCAGCATTTCTAATAGCCTGACCTAATGAAACATTGTAGATACCATCAACTGGTCCTGAGTAATAAGGAACACCAATGAGATTTTTTCCAGCATCTTTTAATAGTTGCTGAAGATTTTTAATTTGTTCTGGATTAGCATTTGCTACGGATCTAATATATTCTTCTGTAACAAGTTTAGGCTTTTTACCAGCTTCTTCTTCTTTTTTGCTTTTAGTTGGTATGTATTTTTTGCCTTCAGCAAAGGCTTCAAGTTCATTTTTGTCGGCATTCTTTACTTCTGCCAGACTAGCCTTTGCTGCATCAAGTTGGCTTTTTGCCTGTGACTCTTTTGTTGCTGCCTCACTTGCTAGTTTTCCGAGTCTTTGCAATTCAGCATAGGCAGCATCACCCTGTGGGGTTCCCTTTTGAAAGTCTTTTGGAAACTTCTTCATTCTGTTTAACTGATTCTGTGCGGCAGCTTTTGCGTTGCGAGAAGCTGAACGTGCGTCACTAAACGCCTTATCAAGTAACTTGATTTCTTTGTCAGTCATTACTCTCCCAATAAACTTCCGAATAGAACGTTGTATGCTGCCTTGGTATTCTCATTTGTTTCTGAGAGAATCTTAATCTGCAATATGGTTTGGTCCTTAAGTGCAGATATTGACTTTCTAGATCCACTTACCAATTCAAGCTGTTGCTTTTGCGTCTTATAGTTATCGTAAAGTCTAAGCATATCGTTGAGTGCTCGTTGTGTATTAGGCTTTACATTTACACTGCTATCGTTGAGCATTGCTCTTAAATCATCAAGTGCCTTTAGACGTTCAATGGCCTTTTGTCCACCCTGTGATAGTTGTTCTGGTACTAATGGACGACCAGCAAAGAAGATTTCTTTCCAAGAGTTAAACTCCTGGCGAAGTGCTGTCTTTGCTACACCCTCTGGAACCATCTCTAGGTTCTTCTCGTACTCACCCTTTTTATCGTAGTAAGTCTGCAAATCTGTAGCTGTCTGTACTTCTAGTAGATAATCTTCTACACGCTTAGAGGAACGAAGTCCCATATCCTTCATAGTCTTATAGGCATCCCAAGAGAAGCCAGCCTTGTGAGGTATCAAGAATGCCGCAGCTTGTGGATAGCGCTTAAAGAGTTCTTCATTCTGTGCTACAAAATCACCGGACTCTTCTGCATATCTAAAGTATGCAACAGTTGAACGCTTAGATTCTGTGACTGTAAATGGAATCTGATCTGGGTAAAGTTCTACCCACTTCTCCATTGCCTTGTCGTAGTCACCTGGGTACTTATCTAGCAAGTCATTCCATACCTGCTTAAAGCTGGCGCTACCATTATCTCTTACCCACTCAGCCATATCTGACTTAAGTTGTACTTGAGGTGATGCAGGTGCAAAGAATCCAAATACGAATCTAGTACCAAGAATACCAATAGTAGTGTTCTTTACCTTAAGACGGTAGGCCTCAAGTTCTGCAGCAGAAGGTGGAATCAATGTTCCATCTGGGTTGTACTTCTTAGGAATACCATTACCTGATGCTTCTAGGTAAGTTACTGACTTACGCCAAGCAGATGCGTATTGTGAATCTCTTTCGTCACGGTCCATTGCTGCATAAAGACGATTGATGTGGGCTGGTAGGAAAGCAGATATCATAGGTTGATCTACTGCGTACTTACCCATTGTCATCTGTGTAATAGTGTCTGCGGTTCCTGGTGCAGCAAAACCAATGAGGTTGGTAATTACCTTCATTGATACGCCAGATAAAGGACCAGCAAATGTAGGAACTATTGAATCAGGGTTCAAAGATGGAGTAAGCATCTTTACCTGAGCACCGAATTGAACCGGAAGTGGAACTCTAAACTCTGCTGGAATACCTAACGCTGTCATAGCACCCTGAACGGCGCGATATACAGGTTCAATACCTGGGTAAACAAAGTAAGATTCACCTTGGTCGTCTTGTTGAATCCAACCAGAGTGTGTAATACCTTCATAGGTAAGTCCAGCTTTAACGATTGCCTCTGGGTTATACCTAACAACACGATACATACGGCGATAGAAGTCTTCAGTAGCACGATAGAATCGTGCAAAGTTACGTACACCAAATGCTAACTGGCTACGGACCATTGGATTGTCAACATAGTCAAGAATCTGTAGTCTTGCTCTATCTTCTACAATCTGTGCTAACTTTTGCTTAGCAAGGTCAGTTGCTTTCTCTATTTTAGCTGGGCTAGCAGGATCTACATTTTTAATAAAGGACTGGATAAAAGCATCTTCAAAACCAGACTTACGCATCTCTTTGCGAATACGAATCATCTCAGCAAGCGCTAATGGCTCACGAGATAGACGTGCGTTAGATAGTCCTAGCCAAGTCCAACCCTTCTCCATAAGAGAAGATGTGTAGTTTCCTGTATCAGATACAGCTACAAGTTGTGGACCGACAACATATTCTGGAATATCTAATTCGTTACTTGGTAAATCATCAAGTGATAACTTACCACGAACTACATACTCACCGGTCTTGTCATCAATCTGGCGTACCTTATTAAGCAGGTCTAGATTTAATTCTTTGTTCTGTTTCTCAAACAGTTCACGGGATGCCTTGTAGACTATCTCTGCGTGCTCTTGTTTTGTGTAACCGTTTGTTTCTAAACGGAAAGCATCTACAACTTTTTTATTCTTTGGATCATCAAGCCAAGCAAATATTTTAGCGACTGCATCATCTTGGTCTAGATTAGCAATAGCAATAGCACCTAGTTCATCGTTGCTATAATAAGATATACGCATAAGCCACGCGACCATAGATGCTTCATCCTGTGGTCCAACTGAAATTGCTTTATACCCAATAGAACCTTTGGCTCTTGTATATGGCCTAGGCACTTCAATCTTTAGCGCTACGCTGCGAACTCCGTGTTGACGAGTAAAGTTAACGGCACGTGATACGTAGTCAATACCTACTGCGAAGTTCTTTCCACCTTCTACAATATCAGCAAGGGCATTATCAAGATCACCGTGAAGAATCTGCTCTGCAAGAAGTTCTTTATCTAACTGACCAGGTGCTTTAAGCCCAAGTCGCTTGTAGGCTCGGTTCAGTTTACCTTCGTTAAGGGCTTGAGCAAGAATAACTCTACGCTGTTGAACTGGGCCGCCTTTAATACTGGCCTTAAGTTCTGCAATTTTGGCTCGTGTAGTAATTTTTGTTGCTTCATCAGTAGTAGATTTAAGAACATTATTTAATGTTTTAATTTCTTCTCTTGTTTTAACGATGACATCATCAATCTCATCTATTCTTTTAGCAAATGCTTGTGCTTCTTTTTTATTAACTACTCTAAGTACAGCTCCAAGAGGATTAGCTGCAATTCGCTCTGCTTTAGTCAAACCCTTTTCAAGACCTCTGGCAGTATTAAGACGGGTAGATAGTATTCTAGCTTTTCCAAGTCCCCATACAGTCTCACCGATAGCAAGGTTAACCATTAAATCTTCTGTTGCATTACGCAATGCGTAACGAGGACCGGCAAGTGTAAGGAATGACCAGCCTGCGGTCATCTTTTCTACCCACTCATTGTTGGCAAGACCTGCCATACGCTGAATTAAACCTGATCTAGTTGCTGCTCTGTCAATATCTGCAATAGATGGAGCTGAAACAAATGCTGAATTATCAGATGGAATGATAGCGATGTCAGTACCATCTTTAGCTTTGCCATAACGACCTACGCTAAAGCGTGTTTGGCCTTTACCAGTTAACTGACGTACAATTAACTGTCCAGGCTCAGTGGCTTTAAGGCCACGAATGTCAGCAATGGTTGACCATAGACCGTAGAACGCATCTTTTCTAGCGTTAACATCTTCGATTGCAGCAAATGATGATGCTAGTACTCGTGATTCAGCCTTTGGAAGTACCAATCTTGCTAGACGATACATCTGTTCAGGAGCTTCAAGTGAGGTCACATCTAGTACGTCATCTTTGAAGAATGGAATGGTTTCAAACTTTGCTTTGAATCTATCAATTCTGTAGTTAATCATCTCCATAGAAAAGCGACCAACATCTTTTCCTGGAGTTCTAGCCTTTACTGTTGTTGATATTGTTTCTACTCCATCAACGAGTTGTTTCATAACTCCATCTGTAGTAGCTGGAGCGCCATAGAACAAATCATTGACAAAGCGTGAACCCATTTTATCAATATTAAAAACTCTGTTAGCAGTAGTTGCTGCAGCTACACGAGTTTTACGTGCTAAGTCAAGTCTAGGAGCCAATACTCTACGACGACCAATACTGCCTGTCATTATAGAACCTAGTTCAGAAGCATTTTCAAAGTAAGCCTTAGCGGTAAGTGCATCAACTACAGGCAAATCTGCCTTCATCATATCTTTAATTACTGCTGGACCAAACTCAGGTGCTAGACGCTTAAGGTTATTCTCAGCAACAATAGCTTCTTTTACATTCTTAGAAGAACGTGCCTTGTTAAGAGCATCTAGGTTTGCACCGTACTCGTCCCAAAAGTTAATTGCTGCTGGCTTGGCGAAGTACTCTGCTAGTTTAGTTCCGCCCTTAGTAGTATCGCCAACTAGCACGTCTACTGCGTACTTCTTAATATCGTAAAGACGCTTTGCTTTACCGGCTACAAGAAGCGGATCTGCGAAGATACGATAAGCAGCATCAGTTGTACCAGAGATAGCCTTATAGAAAAACCCTGAACCTTCCATTGATGCTGGAAGTAATAGGTTTGCTAACTGGCGACCAGGTGAGAACTTGGCAGCGTTAACGGCATCAAGAGTATCTTGGAATAAGTCTCTATCTGCTTGATCTTTTTTAGTTGTCTGACCTTCTTCTAAACCTTGTTTCTTATCAGCAAGTCTTAGGTATCTTAACTGATCTGGAGTTGCAGTCTCTGCAATCTCTGCCGCAGTTTCTCCTCTAGCAATTCTAATTGCTACGTCAACTGCTGCCTGTCCAAACTTTTCTTTAGCATCTTCGATGCGTCCATCATTAAATACTTTATCGCCTTTATCGTTGGCTTCATCCCAAGCAAATCCAAGTTCACCCTGTGATAGTGGGATAGCAACTGCGCGATAGCCGCGTGTCATTACATCAGATACATTTTGCAGTCCAGCTAGTCCAAGGGTAAAACCTTCTTTAACTGCACCACCAGTATAAGCCCAGGCAGTTCCTAGCCAACCACGAGATGGTTTAACAGTAGGATCTTCTGTTCCATAGTTATCAGCAAGAATTCTTTTTTGATTTGCTGGCTTGTTGTTATAGACAGTTGTTGCTACGTCTGGAGGAAGGTTTAATAATTCTCTATGTACAGTAAGAGACTTGTTATAGTCTTCTACTTTTTTCTTTTCGTTAGGTGATAATCCCGCAGAGAAAGAGGCTGCTTTTAGATTATCAGCCATTACTGTCCTTTAGATAGTGCTTGCTGATAAAGGATTCCTATTTCACCGGTTTCATCATATGGAAGCATCTTTGCTAAAGCATCTGAAAGTTTCTCTGAAGACTTAGCCATCATTAGTGCTGATGATCCAACACCTGGTCCAATGTCAACACCTGATGTAATATCTTCTTCAGGTCGGCCTGATGGTGCATATAATTCTGTAACTGGCTCTTGTGCTGCTGCACGTACCTCTGATGCTGGCATACCGCGTACTTCGCCAGTCTTAGCAAGTGGAGCGCCTGCCTTAATAGCGGCTGTCTCTACACCTTCTCCATAGGCAATAGAACCCATCTGCAAATTATCTGTACGTGTGGAATATTTTCCAGGACCTGCGGGACCTGCCAATGGATTCATTGGTGCTGTTGTCATCGGTCCTCCTCTAAAGTCTCTAGGTCTTGCGCCATCTGCTCCCACGCCTGATTAGTTTCAGTCTTGTGGTTAGCGTGGTAAATACTTAATTCATATAATGATTCAAAAAATCCTGTTGCAGCCTGCGCAAAATTAAAAGCAGTCTCTGCAAGTACTACTACAAAATCGGAAGAGCGTATAGGACGACGAATTCTATTATTATCCATCGTCCCATACACCTTCCACTAAAATTATTATGCCTTTGTAGTCTTCTTACCAGGGCGGCCTTTAGCCATCATTCCGAAAAACACCTTACCGCCTGCTGGCTTAGAGGTATCCATCTTGCCTTCCTTTGGCTTTGCCATTGGTGCGGCTGCGCGTGATCCTTTGTTCATATTTACACCTCCCTCGCTTAAGCTGCGCCGGAAATACCGGCTAGTAGTTGAGCTATATCTGGACGTTGACCAGCAGCAGGGGCCATTCCACCTTGTTCTTGTGGTTGCGCTGAGGCTGTGGTGGGGGCCGCACCTGCCGCTGGAATCTGTTGCTCCATACCTGGTGCCATAGGTGGCATCTCTGGGGTTGGTGCTGGTTCTGGTGCAAATGCTTTTTCGATAATGTTCTCTAGGGCTTGTCCCTTTTGGCGACCTTGGATAACAGTTGCGATACGGCTGATAATCTCGGAAGGGTCTTGGCCTTGCGCCGCGAGTGCCGGTATCGCCTGAGCATACTGAGCAACAGCAACGCGCAAAGAATCGCGCATCTCTTCAATGTCAACACGTTGTTCCTCTTGTGTAACGTTAAGGTCCATTGGAATCTCACGACGTACGTAGTCACGTGAGACAAGTTTATCTGAACGCATTTGTAGTAAAGCAATGATGGCGCGGTTGGGATCCATACCAGACATAATGCCGTAACGGACATCTACGCCGTACTCGCCCTTAATGTCGCGTGATGGGATGTACTTGAGTACATATGGTGTTCCATCGTCAGATCCCTTAATAGTCTTTGGGATACCGCCGAATACTTTCTCATCTGCTTCAAAGCAGAGAGAAGAAAGTTCTGTAAATAGTCTAGCAAACTGTGCTTGTGCTGCCTTAATCTGTGTATCAAAGCCAGCTTGGAGTGCTTGCACACCGCGACCAGTGACCACAGATGCGTCAATGTTACCTGAGCGAGATTCTGGGTAGCGAGCACCCATACGTAGTTCACGCTCAAGGACCCCAGATTCTGTAAATACTCCAGCCGGTAGCTCTAGTGGTACACGACGAATGCCTTGTGGATTGGCAGAACGCATAATTGCGTCCGGTCCAAGGGCAAGTTCCTGTACATCTTGTGGGATAGCAATAGGTGCTTGGATAGATTTCTCAGCAGCTTGAATCTGCAAGATAGCAAAGCGAGCACGAGCAAGTTGTACTGAGAGTACATCATCAAACTGACCGCGTGCTTCTCCGTCAAGAGATGAACGCATTACTGTGCGTCCCATACACTTACCAAGAATGTTAGGTGTTGCAGATAGGACTAGGTTCTTACGCTCTGGTAAGTAGAGTAGGTCCTGATCCTTGTCGTGATAGCGAACCATTGATACATACGGTGAAGATAACTGGTACTGGTTCTTACCTAGGATTTGGTCATAAAATTCTGGGTACTGCGCGGCAAGAGACTCTGCATCGGTAACAATAACCTGGGTCACAGATAGTGTTCTGCCGTATCGGTCTAGCTCTGGGTATACACCGAATGGGTTGAGCATACGGATACGTGGGTTGTTATCGTCGTAATCCATCTCGACCATACCAACACACATACCATAGGTGTTATACCAATCTGCTGCGGTATACATCTGAAGCTGGAGATCAGAATTTGCTACGTAAAAGTTAGCAATTCGGGTACGAATATCTGCCGCTTTACGGGCCGTATCGGAAACCATATTAGTTGCTGAACAGTTAAAGGATGGCAGTGGTGCCATCGCTTCTGCTAGGTCGCGTGCTGCTACGTCAATGAAGTTTGCAACGAGAGGCTTAGGATAGTCCTCGGAGAACATTGATGGAAATACCTTTGAGATATCTCCTTGACGTACCGAAAGCACGTCGCGCATACGCTGGTCGCGTGAAGCGGACCGTGTGCGTAGCCGCGATAGTTTCGCGTCAACTTCTTTGACTGATAACAATGTGGGGTCCTTAATTAGTTCCGTAGTTAGGCCACTTGCCTGTTTTCTTAGCAGTGGCAGCACGCTTCTTCATAAGATCGTCCATAGCCTTTTTCTGCTTTTGAGTTTCTGTCATAGGCTTAGCCTTAGCTGTTGCCTTTGGTGTTGCTTTTGCCTTAACTTCTTCCTTAAAAATTGTTTTTGCCTTAGCGCGAGCAAGTGTCTTACCAAGGTCAATCTTGCGGCGAGCTTCTACAGCCTTCATTCCCTTAGTTACATCTTTAGAAGTATAAACTCCACCTTTAGACTCAAGGTTAGCTTTTGACGCTTTTGCTGAAGCAGATGACCCAGTACCCTTAAGGTTCTTAATTCTATTGGCAGTCTTAATTTCTACCATCTTTGCTTTGTCTGGAACTGCCATTATTTTTTATCCTTTTTGTTTTTAGCAGATTTTGCATTCTTTACTTCGTTGGTAACATAAGCTCCAGTAACTGCTGCTTTTGCGTAAGTTCCGGCTTTCTTTGTACCTTCTCTGACAGTGCGACCTGTTGTAAGCGTTGCTTGCTGACTAGGAGTAAGTCCTTTGGTTTTGTACTTAACCTCTACTTTAGTACCACGAATTGGAGAGTTGGGTCCAGCCTTAGATTTCTTAGGAGGAGTGTTTGTGATCCTGGCTCTTTCTCCTTGGGTAAATGTCTTTGTCTTTACTTTAGGAGCACCGGAAGAAAGTTTTGTGGCTTTAGAAGCTGATGCAAATTTAGCAACAGTCTTTGCTGCTCGACCTGTAGGAATTAAATTAGCTACAGTTACTAAGCCCGCTACTGCGCCTTTGCCAATAAGTCTTGCATCTTCCTTAAGACCTTCTTTTAACGAAGGCTTGGCTTTTTTCTTTGCCACAGTTCTCCCTAAATTACTCTCATTTTATTTTGTTCTGCGAACGCTTCTTCAAGGTTGATGACTGTTCGCTTGCCTATCTCGTGCCGAGATAAGAATGGATTCTTCATATGGTGCGTTGCGTACTGACCGTAGTTGAGCATCTCACGTGCTCTAATCTCACAGAACCACAGAGCCATCACCATATCGGTCTTACCTTTAGTCGTTGGAGTCCAGGTAATTAACTGCTCAATCAGAGCCTTGATGTTCTCAGTCTGATCTGATGGAAGATGTATTAAGTTATCTCGATGGTGCTTACCATCAAATTGCTTAGTACCAAAGAGGGTAGCCATAGATGCCACACCGAAACCGGCATCCCATTTATTAGAGCCGGTATGGTGTTCCTTGAATGCAACACCTCGTGATGCTAGGTGCATACGGATGCCTTCGTCCTGCGTTAAGAAAGACT